AAAGACACTGGCGATGCCTTCGGTGGCATGGGTGCAGTTGCTGCCAAGGTCGGGCCAATCATAGCCGGGATATTTGCAGCGGACAAAATAGTAGGCTTCACAAAAGAGGTATTAGCTGTCACTGCTGAGTTTCAAAAGCTAGGGGCAATCCTAAAGAATACACTTGGAAGCAACAGTGCAGCACAAGGTGCATTAACCAGGATTCAGGAGTTTGCTGCTCAGACTCCATTCTCAGTTCAGGAACTTACTCAGTCATTTGTTAAGCTAGCCAATCAGGGCTTTACTCCGACCAATGCTCAACTCAGGAAGTTAGGTGACCTAGCAAGCAGCACAGGTAAGAACTTTGACCAACTTACTGAGGCCATCATTGATGCTCAGACCGGAGAGTTTGAGCGATTAAAGGAGTTCGGCATTCGGGCAAGTAAAGCAGGAGATCAAGTTACATTTACCTTTAAGGGAGTTCAGACACAGACAAAGTTCACCAATGAGGCTATCCGTGAATACTTGCTTTCATTGGGTGATTTACAAGGAGTAAGTGGCTCAATGGCTGCAGTATCTGGTACATTAGGCGGTCAAATCAGCAACCTTGGAGATGCATGGGATAGCCTACTTAATAGCATAGGCACTAGACTAGCTCCTGTTTTCTCTGGAGCTTTAAAACTTACTGCTGAATTTCTGGGAGCGCTCAATGATTTATTTAAAGGCGATGAGCAAAAGGCTAAAGAGTTTTTAGGCAGTCAATACACAGCTTACACGGAGTTCTTTGCCAATACTTCAGATGATGCATTAAAGAACATTGAAGTTAATTCAAGGCGCAACATTGCTATCAAGGAGAAAGAGCTTAAAGACTTAAAGGCAAAAGCAGCAGAAGAAAGAGCAATAAGAGAGCAAGTAGCTGCTGAATCTAGGGTTGCAGTTGATATTGGGGCTGGTAAACTTGAAATCTTGGCTCAAAAGGAAGAAAAGTATCTAACAGCTCTCAAAGCTCAGAATCAAGCTGCGATAGATGAAATCAATAAGAGAGCCAAGGCAGCAGAGGCAGAGAGTGATGTAACTGAAAAACAAATTAAAGCTGAATATCAGGCCAGATTAAAGCTCCTTGAGCTTGAGAAGCAACAGCAGGTGCTGATGGCTCAGCTCAGAGGCTCAAAGTTGGGTGAGATTGGGGCAGAAAGAGTATTCCAGGAGGCAGTCTTTCAGCTAAAAAAGCAATACAGCACCAAGAACATTGGGATCGTTCAGGATGAAGTTAAGGTAGCCAAGCTCCAGCGAGATAAGGCAGTTAAAGACTTTGAGGATGCAGCTAAAAAAGAGTATCTGACGGCCATAACTCTGGAAGATAGAATCAAAAAGGCCAAGGAGGAGACAGCAACTGATGAGGAGAAACTCTATCAGGAGCGATTGAAGAGAATGAAGGAGTGGCAGAAGGCCTATATGAAAGGCCTAGCTGATGAAGTTGATGCCAAGAATAAGGCTGAGAAACGAAAGCAGGAGATTCAAGATAAGACATTTGAATTAACCGAGACTATTCTTGGAGGGGCATTTGAGATTTATCAAAATAGATTGAGTGCTGAATTAGGCCTACTCCAGCGCAGATATGATGAAGAAATCAGGCTGGCAGATGGCAATCAGCAGAAGATTGATGCACTTAATCAGCAGAAGGCCGAGAAGGAAAGAGAGATAAAGCTAAGACAATTCAGAGCTGATCAGGCAGCAGCAGCATCAAGAGTATTATTCACACTTGCGGAGCAGATAATGAAGTACGCAGTAAGCAATCCTCCTGCTGCTGTCTTAGCTGGATTTATTGCCACTGCTCAACTTGGCATCATTGCTGCCCAGCCTGTGCCTGAATTTGCCGAGGGTACTAAGGGCAAGCCATTCAAAGGAGGCAAAGCGATAGTAGGTGAGCGAGGGGTTGAAAAAGTAGTCACCGAGTCGGGCAAGGTTTACTTCACTCCACCAAGTGCGACTCTGGTTGATCTACCTAAAGGCTCACAGGTAATACCTAACCATGCCTTAAGCAGGCAAGAGCTGTTCCTGGCTAACCACTATGCCAACCGTAACAGCAGCTCAGGCTCTCCGGTAGTGGGTGAGATAAGAGAGCTTGGCAGCATACTGAAGAGCCTGCCTATCACTCAGCTCAGCATGGATGAGCGAGGCTTTGAGAAGTTCATAAGGACACCTAGAAGGACAACTAAAATTTTGAACAACAGGTTCAGGACTGATTCATGAGGTTATTGGTTTAGATTAGACTGTGTAAAGAGCCTCTGCATTGCAGGGGCTTTTTCTTTTTACCTTTGCGACATGGCAGGATGGAAATTTTACTTGAATGGAACTGAGGTAGAAGAGCCAATAGGCTGGGATGCCATTGAGTTCACAGCCCTACGCATGGAGAGTCATGGAATTGACCAACCATTCAGCACTGAATTAAGGTTCTACAATAAGGGCGCAAAGCTCATCAAGGACTTGTATGATGTGCAGTTCATCAATGCCGAGATAGCAATTAAAATCACTTCTGATGTGGGCTATGGTGGCTCACTTTATGAGTTTGAAGGTATGCTAAACCTGAGCATCTATCAGGAGCATAATGTCTGCGACACTGACAGCTGGGAGATAACCGTAGGCATCATTGATGACAACTTTAGGGAGCAATTCAAGAGCAGGCAGGATGTAGAGATTGACCTGACCAGCACCACAGACCTTAATGGCGATGCTGTTGCTGCTCTGGTGCAGAAGGAGATAAGGCTGCACAGGCAGGACTTATATCTTCAGGCTAATGGCAAGAACTTGGCCAGCAGCTCAACCTATACTTACAATGGGCCGCTCGGCCCAGCTGCACAAAGATTCGCAGTTGTGCCTACTTATTGGCAGCAGAGCGACTTTAAAGAGACCTATGGCTCAACCTTTGACACTAATGTGATTTTTATCACCAGAGCATCATGGGAGACTACACCAATTTTAAAAAACAATGGAAGCACAACCAGAACCTGGAACTATGAGGTGACCATTGACTTTACGCTGACTAATAATGACACAACAGGCAATGTTGATATATCTTTTTATTTTCTTGCCCTAAATGGAAATATTGCATCTGGTACTGAATTATTATATTCTGTTTCGCTTACTCCGGGTCAAATTTTAAATGTTAATCAGACATTTACAGGATCATTCACAATTCCATCTGGCTACACCATTTCTCTGTTTATCGGTCAGGACAGCTTCTCAACAGTAACAGCTGCGGTTACAGTTGATATAGCTGATGGGTATAAGATTAGCCTAAATGAAATCAATGCCGGAGAGTTCGCATCAACTGCCAACTGCCTGACCATTGAGCAATGGCTCAAAAGGTGCATCTACTTAATGACAGGCAGCAATGATAAGTTGCTATCTGATGCCTTCTCAGAGGCTGGCGATGGGTGCTATTGGAACAATGCGCTGACCAATGGCCTACGAATCAGGAGGGCTGAGACTACTAATAACCTTGGAGCATTAAAGACAACCTGGAAGAACACTTTTGAGGACTTGGATAAAATCTTTTGCCTTGGATGGGCATTTGAATGGACAGGAACGGAATGGAAAATCAGAGTAGAGCCTAGGGAGTATTTCTACCAGAACAGCATCAGCCAGAGCTTTGAGAATGTTGGCGAGGTAAATCAGATGGCTAAGGTTGATTTGCTGAAGAACAACATCACGCTGGGCTACTCTGACAAGTGGAAGAACATTCAGCTCTCTGGTGTATATGCCATTCACACTGACCGAAACTACTTCGTAGATAACAGGGCCATGAATGAGGCCAGCAGCGCAAAGCTGGACATCAGAAGTCAGATTATTGCTGAAGGATATGCCATTGAATTCAGCAGAAGGCTCTCAGGCATCACCTTTGGAGGTGCTACATCTGACAGACCTAATGACTATGAGACATTCATCATTTGGCTCAACAGGAATGAGGTCATTTATGATGATATCGAAGACAGTTGCTTCAACCTGCCGCAGGAAGTCGGAGCAGTTACCTTTGCGCCTGGGGAAATCAGCATGCCATCGAGCATGATTAACTTTAGCAGCTCACCACTTAATAACTTGTACAACATCTGGCACACACCTGCTAGGGTAGCCTTTAGATGGTGGAAGGTGCTGGGCATGCACACTTACGGCACTAACTCTAAGATGCTCAGATTTCAGGTAGGGGAATATCAGGTTGCCTACATCAGCACGATAGCTGATAGCATTGAACCATGCCAGCAGTATGCCAGCGACTCAGATGTTTATGAGAACTCAAATATCTATGCCGACCTACTGCGAGCAGGCGAAAAGGAATATCTCTTTAAGCCGATAGGCATTGAGTTTACCTATCCGCAAAGTCTCTGCGATTTCTTAACTTTGAGCCAAGAAGAGCAATACCGGAAAGTCAGGCTCACTTCAGGCAGCTTAGACATTCAGGGCTTCATTACAGAGGCCATGAATCAGCCAGAAGATGCTTCCGGTGGTACAACTAAGTTCACTCTGATAATGTCTGCACAGACATCAGGCACAGGTGGAGCTTTCACAGACGGTTACAGCACAGGCTTCGACAATGGCTAACAGAACCAGAACCCAATTAAGTACAGAGTCATTAACATTATTCCCTGACAACACCAGTCAGCTGATAACTCCGCAAGACTTGCGGGATTGGCTGACCGATGGCATTGAGTCATTCGTGACTCAGAGGGACACCAGTACTTTTGAGAATGCTTTTTACGAAGCTAGAGGAAATCCAATTACTGCCACATCAGGAACAACTAACCTTGCATTAGCCAATGGCAATTTTGTCCACATCACAGGCACAGGCTCAATCTCAATCAATTCCTTTGGCACTCTTCCTGCCGGATCAAGGTTTGTGCTTTGCTTCGACATTCCAGTAACTCTGGTCTACAATGCCACAAGTCTGATTATTCCTGGTGCGGCCAATGTAACAACTGCCGCAGGTGATTGTATCATGCTCATCTCTGAGGGTTCAGGTAATTGGAGAGTGATAAGCTACTTCCCGGGCAGTGGGCTTCCGGTAGGTACTGTGACTGCGGTAACTGCATCTACTCCATTAGCATCATCAGGAGGCAATGCTCCTGATATTAGCATCCCTAAAGCAGATGCCTCTACTGATGGCTACTTAGATAATGCAGATTGGACTATATTTAACAATAAACTTGACACAGTTGATTTAGCCACAGATGTAACAGGCATTCTGCCTGTTGCAAACGGAGGCTCTGGAACTGCGACTCCATCATTAGTCGCAGGAACTAATGTAACCATTACAGGTTCATGGCCTAACCAGACTATTGCGGCAAGTGGTGGTGGAGGAGGAGGTTCACCACAAGGGGCAAATCATGAAGTTCAGTATAATAACGCAGGAGCATTTGGGGGCATTCCTGAATTGACTTATCAAGGAGGATTTGTAAGAATTTTAAGTCCTAAAATAGGTACATCAAATACCAATGGACACCTGCACATCCATAATTCCAACTCTGCCCCAACTGGTATCAATAATTACCTTACAACTTGGTGGGAGAAGGCAACAAGAATATTAGGATTTAGGTCAGAAACAGATGCCAATGAGACTTACATCCAATTAACTGCTCCTACTGCCAACAGGACTATTACTATTCCAGATGCCTCTGGCAATGTGGTAATTGACAAAACAATTCCTGAGTTCAACAATGGATCAAGTGAAGGAGAGATAAGGCTCAGAGAGGCTACGGCTAATGGAAATAACTATGTAGCAATAAAATCCCCAGCATCATTATCCAATTATAGTGTAGTGCTACCAAGTACAAGTCCTGCCGCAG